GTAAGATTAATTTTTTTCCAGTAGTGTTCCGGAAGTCTTTTCTTAAGTTCATCGAACTGTAATTCGGTTCCACCTTTAGGATTCATCTTTTAAAGTCCCACTTCCCATAGCGATTTTAGGGACGGTGACTTTAACATCTCTTCTAATATGCTCTTTCTTGGTAGCTGTATTAGGATCTTTCACATCGTCCTCTGCTTCTTTATCTGACATATATTCTTTTTTAGTTTGTGTATTGGTTAAGGTAACTTCCGTTTCACATCGATAGCGTGGAACTTTTTTTCCATCTATTTCTACATGGTCCACTATTTGTCCTGCTTCTTTAAAAGGCATTATGTTCTATCCTGTTGTAAAACGCTGACTGATATATTAGCTGAAGTCGCTGTGGTTGTAAATTTTAAAACATCGCTCTCTTCTAAAACTAAGAGAGTACTTTCATCTCCTTCTAAAAATTCTTTTTTACCTTTAGCTGGGACGCTAGCTATGACTTTATAAATAAAATCAGTAGAGCTTCCACTATCTGTCACCGTTAATGTCCAATCCGGAGTTGATGAAGCATGGGTATTATAAACAGATATAGATTTAATCACAGCCACTGTTTCTGCAGGGCAAGTATAAACTGTTACAATATTTGTGGTAGCATCAGCCTTCCAGATATTTCGATATGTATTTGCCATTTCTTCTTTTCCTTAATTTAACTTAAGTGATGAATAAAGTAAAGGCTTCGTATTCATCGGTTAATTGTTGTTGGTAAGTAGTGTTAAGTTTCTGTACGACAGAACCTACATTATCTGCCAGCCCTTGAACGTTCATAGCATCAAAGCCTGGACCTATAATCGTTGCTACAACTTCACTAATCTTTGCCATATTGCTCCATTAAAATATAGGATATACATATGAGGCGTAAAAAATTTGTCATTTTATCTTCTACCTCCTGGATGGATATCTAATCTAAAAGTTCCCATTCTCCAAGTTTGTCCTGTATCTACATTGCCGACCTTGATCGCAATCTGTCGAGCTCGGGCACGAGTAAAGATTTGAGTAGTCGAGGTAGTGGCATTGTAAGAAGTGGAAGTCGCCGTGCTGCTTGGAAATTCTTTAGTGTTTAAATAAACTTTAGCGGTTCCGGTTTGAGCTCCAAAGTCAGGTATGATCCTGCTAATTCTCATCATGAATTCACCACCAATCGGTCCCTCAATTCCTTGAGTACCAATATCATAGTCTCCTGATTCTACATAACCGGAAATGGCGTTGGTAGTTCCACTGGCAAAAACCTCATCGGTTCCTTTTTCCTGTTGCCAATAATAACTAGAGCCGTTAGAAATTCCGACAACAGTTGGATAAGTAGGAGCTACTCCACTTTTAAATTCTGTTGCATAAGGTTTAGTGAAAATTCCTTCAATGCTCCACGTTGAACGAGCTAAAGAAGAAGTGTACCAGATTGGGTTTTGTTCTGAAGATTCCATATAATTATAAGTGACTGATCGATCTACATAATCAGAACCACTGCTTGGATAAAACCAAGTGATTTCTCCAAATAAAGCGTTAACGGCTACATGAACCTGTTGGTTGGCATTAGCATTAATATCTTCAAAGACATAATCTTCAACAAGACATGGCATCAACATCACGCGGCCTCCATTAAATTGATAAAACCCTGTAGGTCCCATCCAATAAGCAATACCATTAACTTCAGCTGCTGCATGTTGACTGGACATCCCACAATTGGTTCCCATCTGTTGAAATCCAAAAGTTAAAGGAGGTCCAATAAATTTCATCGTGTACATAGCTGTATCAGACCAAATATAAATAGCGGTTCTTCCCACAATGCCGCCCATTAATTTAGAACCATCAGTCAGTCTTTGACTTCCTGCAGTGTTGCTGGCTGTCGGAGTCCACTCTGTAATGCTTTCTTGATTAGACCATCGTACAAACATGTCGTCTTGTGAGGAAGCAGTTTGAAGTGTGGTTTCTGTTCCCACGCATACTAAGTGACGATCCGGTGTTGAGAGAACCATGTCTCTTGAAGCCGTAGGAACTTCGGTTCCGGTTACTAATACGGCTCTTACACTTAGGTTAGGGATCGAAGGTTCCCATTGAAAAATTGTTTTGTTATGAATGAGTGCTAATAAATTTTCACCATAGTTAAGTAATCTCCATTGAGCCGGCTCGATGACAATATTAGAGGAAGAACTTGCACTACCCCAACCAACATAGGTTGTGGCATCATAGGTAATGGTTGTATCCGCATGTTCTACGTCGCTGGTTCCTCCCACTCCGCGAGTAAATCCGGATAATACATTAGTTCCAGTATTATTAGTTGTATAAGTAATAAGTTCACTTTCAATGAGAAGAGTTCCTCCTCCCGCTGCTGTGGTAGGAAAAGATGAGGTGCTGGTAAAAGTTGCAGAGGATGCACCGGCGGCTAATACCCCTCCATTATTTAAAGTTGTTTGAATGAGAGGAAGAGTTTGACCACTCCAAGTATTCGTGCCCCAGCCATATCCATAAGTTTGAATAAGGGGACCAATCACATAATAAAAATCTATTGTAACCGTTCCAGAAGGGCCTGCACTTGAGCCAGCATTACTTCCCATAGTGATTTCCAAGGTAGTAGCCGTAGGCGCAGCGGTTATTTCAAAAAGTATATCATCAAAATCAGGTGCACTAAAACCTCCCGGTACAGAAGTGGCACTAGAACATAAAATAATATCTCCGGCCTCTGCTCCGTGGGCCGTGGATGTTGTAAGAGTAACCGTAGGAGAACCACTTACGGTCGTGAACGTGGCACCAGTTTGTTGACGTGTAGAATCTAAAGGAGTGATATCATAGAACGCTCCTTCAAAATAAATGTAAAGGCACTTGTTGGTTCCAATGGCTGCATACTTATTACCTCCCAGATCAACCCAAGTATGTTGATCACGCCCTGCACCGATTAAGGTATCATCAACCAGTTGTTCCCAACCCCCTACTTTTTCAGGAAAGCCATAGCGAAAGCGGGTATAATCTGCATTAACCCATTTTCCTTCGGCTCCTGTATCTGAGGATTGTTTATCTAATCCTGGTATTAGTCTGATTTTATGTAACATAGAAAATCCGTTTAGAATACAAATATACTATATTTTTGGTGAGATCAACTACTTAGGAACGCCCAGCAATGTACGCTTATCATACAGATTTGTTTTAGCAAAAGGACCGTTGGCATGATTATAATGTAGAAAGACTTGAGAACACACGGTTCCTTCAAAAGGTTCGCGCCAGTGCTCGAGCTCGCAGCCAGAATAAATGAGCATATCTCCTATTTTTAAATCAACCTGTACTCCTTTCGGAGCTCCAGGTTTAATGGTTTGTTTATCTTCATCAATAACAAAGTTACCCCCTGTTGGGTCTAGAAAGATAGGCCATTCATCCCCTCCTAGATGGATGGTTGTAGAAATTTCGCAGCTCGGTCGATCTTTATGTCGCTTTAAAATATTTCCTTTTTCATATACTCGTGTGTACGAATACGTTGGAACCAAATCCATGCCTGTTTTAGCTTTCATAATGGGACGCATATATTGAAGCAACGTTTCCATCACCCAGTCTGCATATTTAGAATAGACCCCGGGTACTTGTTTATCTTCTCTTGTCCCCATAAAAGGATTAGCTGGATTCACTTTATTATGTTTCATCATAAAATCCACCGCGTCTCGCTGTAGCATCATATAATTAAAGATAAAGTTAGCGAGTTCCTTGGAAAGAGCTTCTCGAATCACCTGATATTTTTTCTTTTTAAACATAGTGTTGTTTTACCTTTGGGAAATGAGGAGGTGTGACTTGATCAATATCCCCATTCTTGTCTCGTCTAATGTAAAGTTGCTTGGGTAAATAAAACAAAGCTCTGATCTCATCATCCGTTGTTAAAACTCTTCCTTCCAGAGGAAACTCTTCCGCTTTAAAATTTGTAATAACAGCCGGAACCATGGGAATATTTAATTCTTTGGCTACCACCATTCGATTATTTCCTACAATAACTTTTATTTTATTTCCATGGTTCTTACTATGATAATGACAATAAATTGGATCTTTAAATCCATACTTGGACATTGAAGCTGTTAAAGCATCATGAAAAAGTTGCTCCTGTCCATTGATAAATTCAGCGCGAGTTAAATGCGAAATCTTTTCTCGGGGTAATTTTATATAAATAGTTTGGATCATTTATTCACCTGAATAAAATTAAAAGAAACCGATACACGCCAGCCCTTTTCTCCTTTTTCTTTGGATTCATTCATTTCTACTCCATGAGGGAGCCATGCTGGAAACATAATCATTTGTCCTTCTATTGCTGGATAATCAACCAGGCGACAGAGCGGCCTGGGCAGGCCTTTAGTTCTTCTAGGTAACATAATATTGGGTCCTGGTCTTGGATCTTCGACAAGTAAATGTCCTGAATTCTTAGGAACCTTAACGTAATAAGCTCCGGACCATTGAGCGTTAGGGTGGATGTGTTGTTTGTTATAAGCTCCAGGGTAGTTAATATTGGCCCACATATTACCTAAGGCAGCTCTAGGTTCCATCCCATAGTCTTTATAAATTTCCTCCTGCATAATAAAAAGTTCATCCATCAAAGGTTTATATTCTTTTTTAAAATTCATAGTGGTAGGGCTATGCCATCCGCCTCCCGCATTGGTTTTTTCTTCGCTCTTATCTTTTTTACTCCAAGCTTTAATTAAGGGGAATAAATAATGATTTAATCTTTGAGGATTCTCAACCATTTTTGAATAGACAGGAGTCGGAAATAAAATTTCTCGATTCACTTAAAGGGAGGTCCTCCAAACCACATTACCAAAGAGCGTCGAACGCCCTTTTTGACTTTAGCGACCCGGTGACGAAGCATACTACAAAAGAAAATGGCTTGTCCTTGTAATAATCGAGGGGGTTTATTACCGTCTGCCATAAATTCTAAATCCCCTCCTTCAAACTCGGAGGGATCGCAAAGAAGAATCGTCATGGATATTTTTCTAACTGGAGGTTCAAACTGACAATGGGTTTCAGCGTCCATGTGCCAGTCATAAAAACCTCCTTTAGGATATTCGGTAAATTGAGCGAGCTCGCTAATCTGCATGCCCTCATAACCAAAATGATTTCCATTGGCTTGAAGCATACTGTGTTCAATCATTTTATACATATCAGGTAGTGCTGTAAAAGGGATCCAACTAATGGTCGTGATTCGTTTTTTGGTATCATAAGCACCTTCTTTGATCTCGCTTCCTACCTTAGCCTTTTTACTTTTTTGTTGATGGCCTACGTTAATAATGTCTTGGCACTGTTGAGGAGTGAATAAAGGATCAATCGTATTAGCGATTAAAGATTTCCATTTCGGTTCAAAGATCATTATACCATCCTTGAAGTGCTTTGGTTATAGTTTACATCAACATTACAAACCAGTGTTCTTCGTTTTGCTTTTTTATTCGTCATGGGATAAACCACGTGTCTCATATCATAGGGAAAAATATAAAAATCTCCAATCTTCATTTTAGGTGAATAATCAGAAGTCACAAACTGACCACTAGCATTTCCTAGTATTTGCAGCTGCCCGTTCAGCGGTTCATCCGGGCGCGTGAGTTCAGGGCCCATATCTTTGGGAAGTTTAAGAATCATCACCGAAGATAAACCCGTAAAAAGTTGACCTCGATGAATATGAACAGGATTATAGTCTCCCGCTTTCATTTCATTAACCCAAATAGAATTAATGTCCATAGTAAAGTCCCGAGTCTTATTCCATTTTAAATAATGCTCAAAGAGCGAATAAAACCATTTTAAAACATCCTCGGATACATAACTATGTTGATGCATTTTCTCTGTATTAGGCCCAGAATAAAAGAGAGAAAGTTCATCAGGGATCTTTCCAGAAAGTTGCTTGTTGCGATTGGGTAAATGTTTCTTTTGGGTTTCGTAAAGTTCATTAAGTCCTACAAAAACTTCCAGGGGCACTTGATATCTTAAAACCGATTGTCCGAGGAATACAAAATCAAAGTTCATTTTTTACTCTCTTCTATTTCGGTGGGAATATAATCTTCTGTAGCAGTCATAAGATCTTTAGGCGCTTCACTTGTCACTATTTTAACCGGCATTTCTTTATAGCCCAATTCACGTCCTGCAAGATAACGATTGTTTCCAACACAAATAACATAACAATCTCCTTTTTGAACACAGAGTAAAGGATTGATCATTCCTTTTTTCTTCATCGAGTCTCTTACCCTTTTATAGAAAGAACTCTCTCTTTGACCCTTAGGATTTTTTTGTAGTTTCTGATTTCTTAGAAATAATTTTTCGATCGACACCATCATATTTTAGCTCTCCTGATTTTCTAACCCGTTTCAAGGTTTCCAATTGACCCAGGACATTAAAAACTTCAGGCTGTGAAGTGCCCGCTGTTAAAGTTAATTTCTTCTGTTTAAATTGATGTAGATAGGAGTCCGCTTGATGAGTATTAACATCTCGATCATCAAACTTACCATCGTTAAATTCTTTCTTGAGCTTAGACCAGGTTGAAATTTCTTTCATTCTTGCTTTGGCTATTAGTTCCATACCAGCTCGGCTATAAAGTCTTTGTTCCAGGTCAATTTGTTTTAGTTCTTTTTCTAAAGGGTCTTTTTCCATTTTGATTTCTAGTTGAAGCTTTTTAATTTCGACATCGTTCTTTCGATACTCAAAAGAAAGAGTCATTAAATTTTCAAAATGGGCATTTTGTTCTCGAACGGATTGCCAGTACTTCGATGCGTTGGTTCCATGCTTGGCATCATTTAGAACCGAAAAGCGCATTTCCGTTTCCGTTCTAAACACTTGTTTCTTGACCCAAGTATCCTGAAGCTCGGGAACCATCATTTTAAATTCGGAAGCCTGAGACTTATCCAATAAAACCATAAGATGCTTAACTTCGTTCTGAGCATGCGGTTTAATATTTCGTTTTCCTTTATTCATTCTTTCTCTATTATAATTTATTTTTATGTAGCAGTAAAGGTTACGTTTGATGAACCATTATACCCTTTTAAAGTTTCGCTTGTAGTATTGTACCAAATTTGTCCTTCTACCGGATTGGAAGGATCAGATGCAAGTACCAGAACTGTCGTGCCGTTTAGTGTTGTATAAGTTGCCATTAGCTCACCGTCACTGTTTTAGTTGATAAAGTTGGTTGAGACCATTCTTCAGTTTTAATTGAGTTTACATCATAATTCGGAGCATTAGCAGGGTCATATCCCCCAAAATATAATCCTAAGGTTGTAGTTCCTGTTGCGTTTCCTGAGGCCTGGGCCACACTTTTACTCGTCGATGCGCTCCAGGTTGTACCATTCCAGGCATCACACGTGAGAGTCATACTTGGAGGTAATCCTCCAGCTTTAAGACAAGAAGCTGCTGTTCCCCAAATAGCTGATCCATATGAATCCTGAGCAAAAGCTCCGGGCGAAACTTGAGACCATGACGTTCCGTCATATGTTGCAGTTTGAGTCGGACTCGCTGGAGAATATCCAGCAGCAAGTGCCGCTCCTGTTGTTCCACAAGCATAACCTAATTGTGCAGACCACGTAAGAGGATTTGTATAGGTCCAAGCAGCTCCATTATATTCTTCACTAGACACTGGCGAGGCTGTTGGTGTGTCAAATCCTTGACCTCCAGCATATAGCGCAGCCGCTTGAGTTCCACAGCCTGAACCGGCCGCTCGAGCGGTGTTTACAAGTCCGCCATCAGTCCACGCTATTCCATTATATTCAAAACATAAACGCGATCCGGGATTAGTAGGTGGAGAAGGTGCATACCCTCCAAAACTTAAACCTGCTGATGTTGTTCCTGCTCCACTATTAGCACTCATACCGGTAGGAAGCGCTCCTCCGGTACCCCAAGTACTTCCGTTATATTCTTCACAAGCTGTACCATGAGGTGGACCTGATCCACCGGCATAGGTATCAGTTTGAGTTCCGCCGGTTGCGCATAGTCTACGATTATTTGCCATATCGCCGCCTGCAGACCAAGAGCCTGATCCAGGCCCTGTATATTTTAAATCATCAGTTGCGGTATCATACCAGAGTTGTCCCTCTGAAACAGGACTAGGATCAGAAGCTAAGCTTCGGATCTTATACCCTTTAATACCTGTATATTTAACCATTGTTCATTTCTACGGCAGTGGTGTAGCGGGGCCAGGTGGGGGATTATATTCTTTTTGTGATGATGGTAAATCATTCCATCCTGCTAGATCTGTTGTATGCTGCGCATCAACAATAGCTTGTGCTTCTACTTTTGTTTTAGAAACACCACTTACCCTACTAATCCAAGCAGATCCTTTACTGTTATCCCCTACGACCCAAACTTGACCAGGATTACCAGACAGATAGAAATCTTCACGGTCTTGATGCGTATAGAATCCTTTCCCTGTATTAATCGCTGTACAATATAAGTATGCCATAGTTTACTCCTTTTAATTTTTAACTTGTTGTTATAGTTTTAACTGTATATCCGCCATCATCGACTACTATTTTCCACACATTGCTCGTAGAATTATACCAAACCTGCCCTTCAGTATCGGCTGAGGCGCTTGGATCCGATGATAATACTTGAACTGTATAACCCTGTATACCTTTATATGTAGCCATTATTTATCTTTCAATAACCAACCTTGTGACGCTCCTGAATAACATAACGTTAAACCGGCACGTTCAACCGCAACGGTTAATGTCGCATCTGCGGATTCACCTTGTATCTTTTCTCCAGTATCTGGAGTCACTGTTAAATTGTTTGTATCAAATGTTCCTGCATAATCTACCAAGGTAACTTCATCTCCAAGTGTTCCTCCCGGTAATGTTACATTACAAGCATTTGAAGTTGTATCAATAAAATATCCTTCTCCAGCAACAGCAGTCATAGTTGCTCCTGTTTCTACTGCTTGCCAGTCTGTTCCTCCTGTATTATCTACAAAACTTAAAACTCCAGATCCATCTGTCGTCATAACCTGATCTGCACTTCCATCGGCATTCGGCCATTTTATTCCATCAAGGGCAATTTTTCCTGCTGCCTTTGGTGTAATATTAATATCAACATCGGTTCCTCCACCGGTCGCACTTAATGTTGGACCAGCGCCTGATGCTGCATTAGCTATTGTAAATTCGTTGATAGCTGAAGCGGTTGCTGTAACTTTTACTAATTCATTTCCTTTAATATCATTAATACCGGTAACAAGAGCGGGTGAAGTTAAAGAAAGAGCAGAACCTGCATCGACAATGTCTGGATTGGTACCATCATTAGCCGTTGCATAAATAAGTTTTGTACTTTTATCATCAGCTCCCCATGTAACACTGCTACCTGAACCTGTTACATATTTAAATTCAACTGTATATGAATTAGTAGTAGAATTTTTAATTATGTAAAAAGTTTGAACATCTAAAGGAATAGTTACAGTTACGTTTCCAGCAAGAGCTGCTGTTAAATTTAAAATCCTGTGTCCAACTTGATTAGTATCACCTGCTGTTGCATCTGCTACAGCTAAAGTTGTAGCTCCTGTTGTATTTAAAGCTTGTGAAAGATACCCACCAGCAATCTGTTCCATAATTTGCCAGTTTGTATTAGTTAATGTTCCCCATGTACCGGCTTTTTCGCCGGTTTCCATTTTTTGAATTCCTTGCGGTGTATATGTCGAAGGCATATTTTTCTCCTATGTTGGTTTACTATAAGTGATTGACCTATTCCTGTCAACCACTAAGCTGCTGTTTTATCGACTGCTGTCCATGTAACACTGGTTCCTTTATCCACTGGAGCCCAAGCAAAAGCTCCTCCTCCAGCATCGGCTGTTGCTGTTAATCCAATGCCAGTTGGAAAGACATTAGCCTCTGCGACTAGACTTACGCTTCCTAAACTTCCTGTTAATCCTATTCCGCTTACCGCTACATTCGTAAGTAATTCAACGGTCGCTGTTCCTATTCCCGAAGTTAAACCAATTCCGGTTACTGCTACAGGCGCATCTCCGGTAACGGTTTCATCTCCTAAAGAAGCTGTTAATCCTATGCCTGTTGGAGAAACTACAGTTCCTCCTACGACCTGACCTGCTCCTGCAGAAGCGGTTAGTCCTATGCCTGTTAAAGTAATAATTTCGTTTTCTAAAATGGTGACACTACCAATCGATCCAGTTGCTGATACTCCGGTTGGAGTAACATAAGCTTGACCTGTTGGAGTAGTATCTCCGAGACTTGCGGTAACAGAAGTTCCTGTTGGACTTACAATTGCTCCAGCTTTAATAGTAACATCTCCGACTGATGCAGTGGCAGAAACACCAGTTGGTATGACACTGTAGGCATCACCCCATGCTTCATTGCCCCATGAGTCCCTACCCCAGCCAACTTCAATATCATCTTCAACAGTAGTATCTCCAAGGGAAGCAGTAAGTCCGATTCCTGTGACAGCAACTTCTCTGTTCAGAACATCGGTTCCCCAACTATATTCACCCCAGGTTAAACGTCCCCATCCTGAATGATTATAGGCAATCGCTTCTCCCGCAGAAGAAGTAAGTCCTATTCCTGTGAGTGTGATTGTAGTATTGCTTTGTTGGCCCCAGTTTCCGATTCCCCAGGACGTTCCGGATTCATTCCAACTATTAGCCATTGGAGGTTACCTCCTAGGCTATTCTTAAGATAGCTTGTGTATCCGTAACTGCAGGGAACTGAACCGTGAATGTTCCAGCTGTTGAAGTTTTATTGCCGCCAAAATTTAAAACACAGACCGCTTTTTTCTTTGTAGAACTGGAAAAGTTATAAATAACTGCGCCTTTAGCTGTGATCGTTGCTGTTTCCCAAGAGACATTTCCAAAATCAACACACGCTGTATCGGTTTCTAGTGTAACTAATTGACTAGCTACCGCTAATTTTTTTCCGCCAGCGGTATAATTGGTTCCAGAAGATTCACTTGTTGTGCCGTAAGAAGTAGTCGATTTATTTATTGTTGCTCCTGTAAGATACAGTGCAATTTTATAAACCTGTGTACTGACCCCAAAGTCGTGTTCAGCTTCTAAAACTTCAGTTTTAAAACTATTACATACTGCTGTTGTAACTGCCATAAGATCTCCTATTTAGTTAAACCCGAATCTGTGGTTGAAGGAGTATTAAGAGGAATTCTAATCGTACCACTTGTGTAATCTCCTCTTCTTCGTCTTCCAATTTGTTCAAGACCGAATTTATCTACTTCTTGTTTATATCGTTGTTCGTAATATGTCAACATATCCATTGGACCTTTTAAAAATCCAAAAGCTTCAACCAAAGAGGCATAAAGAAGACCATTTCCAAAATTCTTACTGATAAAAGTACTTGTTGGTGAGCTAGAGTCTAGCCCCGTTGGCATTTTTATATATTCAGCTTCAACTGTATAAGCTACATCAGGAGCAGGCGCTATTTTCCAGTAACCATCCGTCGTACCTGATCCTCCATCATACATAGCATAATATCTAGGTTTTGCTCGTGCAGCCACGGTACCTGTATCCTGACTGTATTCATCTAACATGGTTTGATCCACTTTTTGCAAATACCACATATTATTAGAACTATCTGCTAGTTTAATAGCTCTCGTAATTAAACTACCTGTAGGCGTATTATAAGTCGTTTGTCCCACAACTAAAACTGCAGTATCATAATATCGATAAGCATCGATATTAACGTCCCTGAAAATTCTTTCTTCAGCATTAGCAATGAATTGATCTGTAATAGTAGAAGTAAAAACCGAAGTTCCTACTTCAGTATAATTTTGAATCGCTGTGGTTAATGTTGCGTAAGTAAAATTTGCCATTATGCTTTAAATGTGACAGGTCCAATTGCCACGGACCCGCCTCCTCCTTGTGTAGTTCCATTTGTAGCAG